GATACTCTTACTAATGGCAGCACGTGAAATAGGTTGCCCTTCAGTGGTAAACGAAAAAAATTCCGTATCAGTAAACGAACTCTGTGCAGCCGAACCAACTGTATTCCAAAAAATAGCCATAATGTTGCCTCCTAATATACGGCAATTTAATTGCCGTAAAAATTTTTACTTAATTTTCTTATAACATATTTTTTACGTTTTGTCAAGTAATTTCTGCAACCTTATCCAACATTGCTTTACCTTTCGCTAAACTTCTGACTTTACCATCTATTTCTAAACCATCTCTAAACTCTAATGACGCTTCTTTAGTGGTAGATTCAAGAAGCATTTTTTTATAATCATTATAAAAATCCTTAAGTTTATAATCTATATTAGTATCATCGTCTTTTTTGTTAACAGTCTTAAAATCAAAAACTTGACTGTGCAAACTCTTTAATTCAGTCATAACTGCATTTTTAGCTTCTTCAAGATAATCCACATAATCATCTTTAACTGGATTACCTTTCTGTATATCCTCAATAAGTTTAGCATGGGCTTTCTGTTCACATATAGGATATATCTTTGTTATATAAGGCAATGAAGCATTCAAAGCAATAAATCTTCCTGTACCAAGTTCCTTATACATTTTTAACTTTTGCATAGCTTCATTCTGATTAAATGTATTCTGTTGTATGTTACTATCATCAACTTTATTAGTCGGTTGTTCATCAATTTTCTTTGCTTCTTCTGGTGTTTTCTGTTTAGACTCATCAGTTTTGTTACCAGAAACTAAACTCTGAAGTTGTTTAATCATTTCATTTGTATCCATTTAGTTACCTCCTTGATAAACTTGGTTGTCTGGTTGTTTATTTTTTTGCTTTGTTTCTTTTTTATCTTTCTGTTTAGTATCATTAGATTTATTTCCAGAAACTACATTCTTAAGTTGTTTAACAAATTTTTTTGTACCCATTCTTAATCTCCTTAATAATTTGGTTTTATTATTGTAAGTTTATTTGTTTTTTGTTTTGACAAAACACCATTCAAACCATACCTAAAAGCATCATGTATGTGTTCATAATAATTATCCTTAATAGGTTTTCCATTCTTATCAAACTTAAACTCACCTAACATACCAGATAATGTTAAAACACAATCCTGAGAAACTTTCAAAGCAGGTTGATTTCTAATTTGGCCAACTAACTTCTCTCTGACAGTAAAGATAGAGTCTCCTACTCCTATCTTTTGAGAATGGATAGTTATACCATACTGTTGTTGTATTTTGTGGATTATACTTAAACCATCACCTTGTTCTCTATAAGAACCAGCTACATCACCATAAATAACCACCTCCTGAATATCTATCTTAAACTTCTCTCTTAATCTTTTTCTTAATATACCAACAAAATCTATCGAAGAAATGTCATCACCAAGTAACTCATCAATAGCAGTCACCCTGCCCCACTCATCTTCATAAAACAAAATGTATGCTGGGTGCCTAACACCAAAATCCAAACCAATATACAAATTACCATAATAACGTATATCATACAAAGATATAGGGCTTTTTAAGATATTATTCTCCGAAAAATACGAAGAATAAATACCATCACCTACATTAGGTGAACCCCAATAACCATCTAACATTACACGCTTATAAGCATAAGGTCTATACTCAAGCTCAACATACCAAGAATGTGGTAAGTGAAACCGCTTAACAAAATAAAACCCATCTTGCTGACCTATAATCTCATACCGTGTATTGTCTTTCACATAATACAACTTATCTTTGTATTTATACTCAACTAAATTTTCTAATGCTTTAATCGGTATCTTTATGATTAAATAATTATCATAAGAACTACTCCTTATCACAATAGAATTTGGTATCGGATTTTCTACAAAAGTCTTGTAAACCCAATGAACTTCAGGCACTGGGTTCAAAGATAAAAACCCTTTATTAAACTTGTGCGGAAATCTCAAACGTTCTGAAACTTCCTTAAATGCTTCATGAGATATTCTGTCAACTTCATCAATGAACACAATGTTAAACTCATAAGACAACACAGACCGATACTGGTCACCTTTATCAGACAAAGACAAATAGTATAACTCTGTATTGTTTTGTGTGTTCAAAAATTTCTGTAATTTGGCATTCTGTTCAATTAAATCCTCAGGAATGTTAAGCTTCAACCGTAATCTATTGAACTCTGATATAATAGTATTTTCAAGGTCTCTCAAAGATTCACGAGCTATCAAAATCCTTGAGCCAGCAAACTCTTCACTGAAAAATAAATGAGCTAATAAAAAAGTTATTAAAGCTGTTTTCGCTGAACCTTTACCGCCAACAGCCACAACCCATCTATAATCATTATTAAGAAATGAATCCCACATTTCTTTTTGTTTAGCTGTTAAAACTATATCAGCCATTAGATACCTACCTTTAATATGTTTGGCTTAAATAGCCATCATCTTCTGTTTTATCTAAAGGCATATAATAATAACAAATACCTCTATAAGGAGAAGCTCTAAACAATAATTCTGAAGGAACTTGTTCTTTATCATAATTAGTCACATTTCTAAAACACCTATCTTTTAACTCACAACTGTAATTTTCACATATATGATACTGACAAGTATATTCCATTCGCACCTCCGTAATACAAATCCTGCTTATCTTTGTATAAGCAGGATTTGTATTATTTATCACCAGTCAAAGCCTGCTGGTCTGCCTGCATCTTAATAACAGATACCGCAATCTCAATAACAAGATTAAGTGCCCAATTAGCCCACTTCCAACCAGCTTCTTTTATACCAGAAATAATAACTGCCCTTTTCTCTTCACCACTCATGTTAGGATTGTCATTGATAGATTTAACAGCTTCAGATACACTATTCCACGCATCAGGTGATGTAATCCATTTCGCTAAACCTATCAAAGCACTTTTTTGAATAGAACTTACAACAGTATTCATGCTGAACCTCCTATGTTCAACCCAACTTGTTTACTCGTTGCTATCGTCAAAAATATATTAACGACAGCAACTATACCACCAGCCAATAGATTAACCATATCTTTATCAATAGGCAAATTATAACTCTGAACCACAACAAACAAAATCCCAGCTATTACATTGATAGCATTCTGAACGTTTTTCCAAGCAGCAGCATTAGACAGTTCGTAACCCTTGTATAACACCTGCCACCAACCTAAAAAGCCCATACTATTTACCTCCATTATATTGTGTCATAGCAAGTAAAACTTTATCAATATAATCCTGGTTGACAAAAGTCCAATCATCTTTAACCAAAGGCTTACCTCCATTATATGCTGAAATGACACCTTTAATACCATACTTACTATAATAATTCTTCCACAACATTGCTACATATCTACAACCAACATCAATGTTAACTTCAGGATTAAACAAAGAAGAAAGCCTTTGATTGAAACCTATACTCCTTGCAGTTGAACCTAACAACTGCATTAATCCTATCGAAGAAGATAACAAAACTAAAGTAGAGTCTAAAGTCTCAGGTGGAACAACTTTGAATGAATCGGGCTTCTGTATATATTTTTCATACAAACTCTTCTCAAACCGAAAAGCTGTTTCCACCCAAGAACTTTCAACTTCTACGATAGCTTTAACTAACGCACTATCTACTCCGTATTGTTTAGCTTTATCATCTATTATAGCCAAGTATTTATCACGCATAATTATTCACCTTACCATAAATCTAACCAAAGGAACATCTTTAGGATAACTAAATGTTCTTCCATTAGCTGAAAACGAAACAAGACTATTGTCATCTACAAGAACACAAGTCAACCTATCATTAAGAGCATCATAAAAACACCTAACATTGTCAATCAAAAAAGAAGAACTATTACAACTAAAATTCAAATCAGATACATTATAATTTAACCCATCTGACGTAGATAACAAAACAGCCGAACACTGACCAGAATCATCACATTTAATTGTGGTTGTTTCATATGACATTCCACCAAAATTACCTACCAATTTCTGCCCATCTACAGGACAAGTTCCTAACAAAAACGCATTAGCATTACCAAGAAACAAACTAACCAAAGCCAACAACACAAAACTAAATACCTTTTTCATGTTTCAATACCTCCTGTTTAGATTCACCCTCATCCCATTCAACAGACTCTTCACAATGGCCTGTATC